AGCAACAACCGATCGAGCCTATCTACCGTCAATTCACTCCGAGACCTTGCACGATGTGCGAAACCAGGCGACCGCATGGAACGAATGCAAGCTACGTTTATTGCACTCGCGGCAAGATCCGTTTTTGCAAATGCAAGAACTGCAACCACACTTGGAGCCAGGAAGGTAAGTAATTTTTTATTGACTGTACTAGGCTAATGGTACAGGCTTATTGAGAATGTTTGCTCTCCATGCAATCCTTTGTGCATGGCATCAGCGGCAAGTCTGTTAACGCTCATCGACGCAGCTATTGAGGCTCTCCTTACCGGAGGGGCTCAGCAGTATTCTATTGGCTCTCGGACGGTTACCAAACTTGACCTGAAGTCGCTCTTTGAAGAACGACGAATGTTGCAGCAACAGGTCGAGCGTGAAAGCGGTTCCGGTGGCGTGACTCTTGGCAGATTGTCGAGGGCTCGTCGATGATCGGCAAGATGCTCGATTCTGTTATCACGGCTATCAGCCCCACGGCTGGACTTCGACGGGCTCAGGCTCGAAAGGTGCTCAGGTCTTTTACAGGTGCCGAGCCATCGAGAATCTCATCGAGTCGCAAGCCAAAGAACAATCCAGCGGACATGGAGCTGTCAGGGCCATTTGGGGCTGATACTCTTAGGGCATGGGCTCGGGACTTGGTGCGGAACAATGCTTACGCATGGGGCGTTGTAGATACCATCGTTTCGTCGGTGGTTGGTTGCGGGATCAAAGCACAAAGCCAGTATGAGACTCCAAGCGGCGACGACATCGAATCGATCAATGACCAACGGGACAAGATTTGGTCAGAGTGGGCCGAAGTTTGCGACGTAAACGGGAAATACACTCTCGACGAAATCCAGGCTATTTGCCAACGCGAAATGGTCGAGGCTGGCGAGGTGCTTGTACGGCTAATTAGAACGCCTGGCAAGGTCTATCGAGGAATCTATCGGCCAGTCCCATTGGCTCTCGAATTGATTGAAGCAGACAGGCTTGCAGGGGACAAGGACAACTACGCAGCGCGGTTAACTCCGGCTGGTGACAATCGTATCATTCGCGGTGTCGAGGTTGACGATCTTGGTCGTCCGGTTGCGTACTGGATTTACAAAGACCATCCATTGCAACCCTACGCTGTGACTAGAACTCCAGAGCGAGTACCTGCCCATGAAATCATGCACCTATACAGGCAGGATCGCATCGGTCAAACGAGGGGCGTTACTTGGTTTGCTCCGGTGGTAACTCCGGTGCGGGATCTTGGTACTTATCTTGACAACGAACTACAGGCTTCGGCTGTGGCAAGTTGTTTCACTGTTGCCATCAAGACTGATACGCCACTTGGAAATCTGATCGAGCCCGATGGAGTCGGCAACACTGACGACGCAGGCAACAGCTATAGCCATGTCGAGCCAGGAATGGTGATGAACCTTCGACCGGGTGAAGATGTCGTAGGTCTTAATCCTGGCCGTCCTAACTCAGCGGCAGAGCCTTGGATCGCTTTGATCCTAAGACAGATCGCAGTCGGTACAGGGCTCTCGTATGAAACGGTAGCAAGGGACTACAGCCAGACATCCTACAGTTCAAGCCGAACGAGCCAATTGGAAGATCGTCGGCGGTTTCGATGTTGGCAGAAATACTTGATCCGTCATTTGCTTCAGCCAGTTTGGGATGCTTTTCTTGATGCGGCGGCACTCAGTTCCCTACCCTCGTTTCCCACCTCCAGCGAGTTGCTGAGTGACCGTCGCACTTTTGCCCCTGTTGAATGGATGACTCCCGAATGGGAATGGGTCGATCCTCAATCCGAGCAAGCAGCGGCGAAGGATGCGATCGAATCATTCATGAGCGACTACCAAACCGAATTGGGTGCAAGGGGTCGATCGTGGAAAGCAGTCATGTACCAACGCGCCAAAGAGAATGCACTTAAAAAGAAGCTTGGTTTGTTGACACCACAAGAACAACAGCTAGCAATCTCTGCGGCTCAATCATCCGCACAAGGCCAAGAGTCAGCACTTGCAAAGCAAGCAGATGACATGGCACAGCGAATGTCTGACATTGCGGAAAGCGAGGTAGCCAATGCCTTATGACGCAAAGACTACAGCGGCTTGTCCTATCGCTAAACCTTGGGGCGTGTTCAAAAGCGACGAACGTCAACTTATGGGATGCCATGCAAGCGAGGCCGACGCCAACGATCAGATCGCGGCATTGTACGCATCGGAACAGATCGAGCGTGCAAAGTATGACGGCATTGACTTTACGCCTCCTGAGGGAGTGCGTGAGGAAGCTAAGCAGGGTCTTGAGTGGAGACGCGAACACAATCGCGGCGGAACTCCTGTTGGAGTTGCTAGGGCTCGCGATTTGTCGAACGGCAAAGAGATTAGTCCTGATACCATCGGACGCATGGTCAGCTACTTTGCTCGTCACGAAGTGGACAAGAAAGGCGAAGGATGGAAGCCAGGTCAAAAAGGATTTCCGTCAGCGGGTCGGATCGCTTGGGCTCTTTGGGGCGGTGATGCAGGTCGATCTTGGTCAGCAAAGGTAAAGCGACAAATGGAATCACAAGACAAGGTTGAAAGGATCGCTTCGGTGCCAAAGATCCAGCGAGCATTCCAAGCACCAAAAGACGGAAAAGCGGTCATTGCAACAGAGACTCCAATCGAGATTTACGATCAAGAACGTCGGCAAACGATCCGTCAAGTTCTCTTGATGGATGGCGTGCAGTTCCGCAATGGCAAGAATCAACTACCGATCGTCGATTCGCACAACGATAAGACGGTTCGCAATGTGTTCGGCTCGATCCGGAACATCTCGATTCAAGATGGTTCGCTCGTTGGTGATGCGTCGTTTGCATCCGACGAAGAATCTCAAATCGTGGCCACTCGGTACAACGAGGGCCATCTTAACGACTTCTCGATCGATGCTCAGATCCTTGCGAGGGTCTACGTCTCAGAGGGTCAAACGTACACCACCCGACAAGGCAAGGTGATCGAGGGGCCAGCGGAAATAGTAACCGCATGGGAACCTCACAACGCTTCGATCTGCGCAACGGGTGCAGATCCGAATTCTACTGTTCGACGGTCATACGACCAAGAAGAAAGGCAGGCAGGCATGAACGAAGAGCTAATGGCTCAACTCACAGCCCTTGGTCTCCCAGAAGGGATGACCGATGCGAGCGAGATTATCAAGTGGATGGCAGACCACATGGAAAAGCCATCACTTGAAGTTGAAATGATGGATGGCAATAAGCCATCCGAAGAAATGGCGAGGGCCGAAGAAAGCAAGCCCGAAGATGAGGCAATGCGAATGGATGACAAAGTACAAGAAGAAGTCGCAAGACAACTCAAGGCAGTTGACGAACGACGCAAGGCGATTATCTCGGCGGGGACTCTAGCAAAGGTCGAGCGTTCCTTTGTGGATGAACTGGTCGAATCAGGATGTTCAGTTCAAGACGCTCAAGAAAGGATCATCCGAAAGATGAGCAATTCCCCAATCGGACAGACTGTCGGCAGCGATGTTCGCGTTACCGAGTCGGAGCATGACAAGTTTGAAGCAGCAGCTAAAGCTGGTTTGATCCAGCGATGCTTCCAAGGGACTGTCAAACGACAAGCCCCGCAAGCAGCAGGATCGGAAGATTTCCGCAACTTAGGAATCTATCGGCTTGCCGAATTGTGCGTTCGTCGCATGGGCATCAATCCAGAGAAGTACAGTCGAGCCGACGTTGCTCGAATGGCGATGGGTCAAGATAAGGCCTTCAATCGGCTCAACATTCGTCGATCGATGGAAGCCTACCACACGACCGGAAGCTTTCAAAACATCCTGCTCGACGCAGCTAGCAAGACCTTGCGAGCAGCTTACGAGGAAGCACCTTACACTTGGTCTCTGTGGGCTCGTCAGGCTCAATCGGTCGATGACTTCAAAAACATCAACCGAATTCAACTCGGCGAATCTCCAAACCTCGAAATGGTTCCCGAAGGGGCTCCATACCCTGAGGGCCAAGTTGTCGATTCCAAACGATCCTACAAGGTTGAGAAGTTCGGAAAGAAGTTCTCAGTCTCATGGGAAACCGTTGTCAACGACGACCTTGACGCATTGTCCCGCATCCCAGCGATGCACGGCAACGCAGCACGAAGGACGCAGGAGAAGGTCGTTTACGATGCTTTGCTTGCCAACCCAACGATGGCCGACGGTTTTGCTCTGTTTAGTGCATCGCACACAAGCGGAACCAACATCACGGCTTCTTCGGTTGCTGCTCCAAGCGTGACGACCTTGAACGAAGCGTTCAAGCTGATGTCCTTGCAAAAGGGCCTCAGCAGCGATGTTTACCTGAACCTGTCGCCTCGCACGTTGCTCGTACCGCAAGCATACGCAGCGACCGCATTGGAACTGGTCAACAGCCAGTCCTACGCTCAGAGCAACGGCAATGAGGGCGTGGTCAACATCTACGGTGTGAACGGCGTTCGACCATTGCAAGTGGTTGCAACCGCTTTGCTCGATGCAAACAGCGCAACCAACTGGTACGCGATCGCCGACAACGCACAAGTGGATACCGTCGAAATCACGTTCCTTAACGGCGAAGAAGCCCCAGTGCTTGAGTCCGAATGGAACAAGGATAATGACACTTATCACTACTACGTTCGCCAATCGATGGCCGCAGCAGTGATCGACCATCGAGGTATCTTCGGCAACCGTACCTAGTCCGGTTAATTGACCTATAGCCCTGGTCGGCATTGGCCAGGGCTTTCTTTGACAGCGACAACACAACAAAAAAGGAAAATAAGAAATGAGCGGATTTGTTAATCATGCCAAGTTCGAGGATGATTTCTTCGGTGGCAAGACCTACACGGCCACGGTTGGTGAAGGCAATTGGAAGATCACTGACACCTCGTCCAGTGGCACTCCAACCTATGCTTCGGTGAGCCCATCGGCTACCGGCGAAATCGCGTTGACCTTCGATAGTGCCAACGAGATTCAAAATGTTTGTTTGGACTTCGGTGACAAGCTTTGCTTTGACATCGACAACATTCAGCGAGCCGTGTTCCTCGTCAAGACGGTTGCATCTCTCAATGCTGCTACAACCTTGGCTTTCGGCTTGCAGTCGGCTCGAAACGACGATACCGACGCGACAGCCAACAACGCACAATTTAAGCTTGCGGGCTCGAATGCTGTTGTTTGTGAAAGCGATGACGGAACGACCGACAACGACGACAAGGCATCAGGCGTTTCGTTGGTTGCGACCTACAAAGAATTCGTGATCGACTTCACTGGCGGCAAGAGCGATGTTAAGTTCTACATCGACGGTGCCCGAGTTGCTTCGACAACGACCTTCTCGATGTCGGCTGCAACTGGATCGCTTCAACCGTTTGTTCAGATCAGCAAGACCGCATCGACCAACGTTAACAGCGTGACGGTTGATTATGTCTCGGTCGAGTGCAAGCGATAAGCATGAGCCTTCACGACCTCATCAAAGAGGATGCCAAGAATGTCTTTGCGAACCCCGATGACTTTGCAGAGCCGATCGTCTACTACAAGCGGAACGGTCGGTCTCGCAAGATCAATGCGGTGGTTGTGCGCGAGGCCCTTGGCATCCTTCCCGAAGATGGTGACGTTGTATATCCAGTGTTTGAAATACACGTTTCCAACGATGAGACTGAAGGCATTGCAAGCGACGAATTAAATCTAGGCGGCGACGAACTAGAATTTTCGGATCGAGTTGGTCAACCTGTTAAGCGGCACTCGATCCTAAGACTGACAAGCCACGATGAAGGGATGCTGATTCTCGAATGCCGGTAGCAGTTGTTGAAACGATCGCTCTCGCTCTCAAGTCGCGTCTCGATGCGATGGTTGGCAGCGGTTCGTACTCGACGGTTATCAGCGAGGTGCAGCGTCCAAAGCGGTTCGCAGACTTTACGCCAAGACATAACCAAATCGTCTTGACTCAGGGGCCACTGGATCGAGTCGGCGAGCTAGATAGGCCAGGTGTTCCGCCTGCTAATGCCTATCGGCAGACCTTCAACATCCATTGCCATGTCATGCAGGACGAACGAGGGCAAGAGGCAATCGACGAAATGCTTAACGCTTTCCATGCCGATG